GCTACAACGACGAATGGGATGCCACCCGCCAGGCCACGTTCTACGACATCCAGGCGACCGCGCTGCGCGAGATAATAACCTCCGGCGCCGTGTTGAGCAATAAGGTCCGCGGGACCGATGCAACGCTGGGCGTGAAGTCTCAGCTGGTCCCGGTGCTGCGGCTGGATTGCAGCCACGACGCGGAAAACCCCGGGATGGGTGATGACCCGCGGGTGAAGCAGACCGCGTTCGGCATCAATCTGAGCGCCGACGGCGAGCCGCTGTCATACTGGATTCAGGGCATCAACAAGCCGATATCCGCAGATTACATGCACCAGACCTACCGGCGCCTGAAGGCCGAAGAGCACACCGGGACACCCTGGTTTGTGGCCGCCCTGAAATACCTGTGGGCGAACGAAGAGCTGACGAAGGACAAGCTGATCGCGTCACGCATCCAGGCCATGATCGGGATGATCATGCCAAACAAGATGTGGTCCCAGCTCGCACCGAACAGCAGCAACGCCGACGGGCAGCTCGAGTTCAAGTCCGGCCGGGTCTACCACTACGACGCGCAGTCGGGCGGCAAGCCGGAGATTCTGCAGGCCGATGATAGCATCCAGAATGTGCTGATCCCGCTCCAGCGCCTGCTGATGCACTCGATCAGCGTCTCCCTGGGCTGGTCATACCAGACTGTGACCAGGGATGTGTCTGAAATCAACATGGCGGCCGGGAAGATCAACACCAACAAGGACCACCAGGCCGCCGAGATGATTCAGCGGTGGTTCAGCAAGTCATTCTGTCAGTACGAATGGGAATATTTCGTCCGCCGCATGTTCCTGACCGGTGAAATCCCTGGAAAATCGATCACTGACTACCTGACGGACCCGTGGCGGTATACGCAGTGTCAATGGCGCGCCCCGGGCTGGGACTTCGTGGACCCGTATCGTGAGGCCCAGGCGGTCAAGGTGCTGCGCGATGGCGGTCTGATGACTCTGGAAAAATGGTACGGCAACCAGGGCGTCGACTGGCACGATGCCATCGATCAGATCGCCGTTGAGCAGGAATACATGAAGTCGAAAAAGGTGGAGCTGCCCGACATGCAGCCGAAAGCGGCGGCGCCGGGCGCAAGTGAAGCGACTGCTGACGGCGGGGAGGGGCAGGATGCCTCAGACAATGTCCGTTAAGCGCGGGGCGCTGAAAATACGGGGGAACAAGATCAGCCTGATACCGGCGGGGCTGGCACGACCGAAGGTCATTACGGTTGATGTCGAGAAGGCGGAGGATAAACCGAATGTCAAAGCGTGAACTGTTCAGGGCCGATCCGGCCAGGGGTCTCGAAAAAGGCACGGATGGCGCGAATGTCGACCGCGAGAAGCGGACCATCTTCGGCGCGTCGATCGCGTCAGTAGGCAAACCGATCGGACACGGTGTTGAGCTGGACCAGACGTTCATGTCCCAGGTGGTGGAGCTGGGGAATGCCTCGAAACACGGTGTCAAGGTGCGTTTCGGCCATCCGAACATGAGTTCCAGCGCCGAGGGGACGTTTCTGGGGCGCGCCACAAATTTCCGGCTGGCCGATGAGGGAAGCCGGGTCCGGGCGGACATCCGCCTGGCTGACGTGGCGTTCTCGGAGACCGCGAACAAGGCCGGCGATTATGTGCTGGACCTGGCCGAGGAAGACCCGGATGCGTTCGGGGTGTCCGTCGTGTTTGACGGTGAACGGGTGATGCGGCTGAATGAAGACGGCACCCCAAAGAAGGACGAAGACGGAAACGAGCTCTTGCCGCTGATGCGGGTGAAGAAGCTCTGGGCGTCCGACGTGGTGGATGAGCCGGCCACGGGCGACGGGCTGTTCTCCCGCACCACGATCCTGTCGGCCACGTTCACCGAGCAGCTGGACAAGCTGATGGCCGAAGAGAGCGCGCCGGCCACCATCGAGTCGTTCCTGGCGCGGTACGCGGCAAACCGCGGGATGGATCTCGAAGAGTTCAAGGCTGAAATCCAGCCTGTCATTGAATCGGTTTTTGGAAAACGACCTACTGCACCAGTCGGGGGCGACCAGGCAGAGGCGATACCAGCATCTGTAAACCCACAACCAAAGGAGTCGGTCATGGAGCTGGGAATGAACACACAGGGCCCTCAGAACGGTGCCGATGACGCGGCCGCAAAACTGCGTCAGAAGGAAATCGATGAGACCCGTCTCGCCGAGCGCAAGCGCGTCGAGGGCATCAGAGAGTTGGGGACCAGGCTGAACGCAACCCCGGCAGACATCAGCAAGGCGATCGACGGCGGGATGGACATGCCGGCCGCGTTTGAGCTGTTCAAGGCAAACCAGGCGCTGTCCCAGTCCGCGGTCGTGCAGCCGAGCGTGACGGTCACGAAGGATGAGCGCGACAACTTCATGGCGGCCGCGACGGCTGCCGTGTCGATGCGCGCAAACCTCCCTGTCGCCACGAGCGAGCAGGAAAGCGTGCGGAAGTCGGAGTATCGCGGCCTGTCCCTGATGGGGCTGGCGCGGCGCTGCCTGACCCGCGCAGGCGTCGGCAACGTCGACATCATGGACAACATGGATGTCTACAGCGCGCTGATGGCCGGCATGAACGTCCAGCGCATCGCGTTCGCGCCGGGCGGCATGGCGCAGACCACGGGCGACTTCGTGTCGATCCTCAGCAACGTGCTCAACAAGGCGCTGACCAAGGGCTGGGAGACGGCGGCAACGACGTACCAGTATTGGACCGGCACCGGCACGCTGAGGGACTTCAAACAGGCCGACCTGATCAAGGTGTCGGAGTTCAGCGACATCCTCGAGATCCCGGAAGGCGAAGCAGGGAAGTTCGGGCAGTTCAGCGACACACACGAACACGCCCAGCTGAAGACCTACGGCCGGCTGTATTCACTGACCCGCCAGGCGCTGGTGAATGACGACATGAACTGGTTTGCGCGGGTACCGCAGAGAATGACCGGCAGCATCCGGCGCAAGATCAACAAGATGGTGTACGGGCTGTTGTTCAACGACAACGGCGCGGGCGCCAACTTCGTCGGTCCGCTCATGGGTGAGGACGGGATTCGGCTGTTCAACCTGGCGAACCATGTAAACTACCTGGCAACGGGTACCGGTGGAGCGGTGGCGGAAGCGACCGTGGGTGCCGGGTACAACGCAATGCGGGCGCAGCGGTCCCCGAGTCCCGATGGCGGTGCAAGTGCGGCGATCGCGCTCAACCTGCGGCCGAAGTTCCTTCTCTGCGACCGCACCAACGAGGTGGCGGCCGCGGTGCTCAACGGCAGCCAGTTGCTTTCGACGGTTGCCGGGCCGGTGGCGGGTTCACAGCCGGTCAACGTGTACGGTCCGGGCGCTGCCCGCAACCTGCAGGTGATCTCCGATGAAGAGATCGCCATCAACACGGCGGGTATGTGGTATCTGGCGGCGGATCCCGATGTCGCGGACACGATCTCCGTGTTCACGCTCAACGGCAAGGATGCACCGACGATCAAGAACGAAGATGCGCGGCTGAGCGAGCCCCAGGGCATCGCCTGGAGCGCCATACACGACTTCACGATTGTGGCGGTTGACTGGCGCGGGCTGTACTGCAACGCCGGAGCATAAGCGGGACAGGGGGGGTGATACGGGGGCGGTTGATGTACGCGGTAGATGGCAGGCAAACAATAAACGGAGGTAGCACATGAGTGCAATCGGAACAACCAGAGAGGCGGCCTGGGTACAGGGGAGCGTCGAAGGCACCGCCCACGTACACTGGACGAACAACACCGGCGCGACGCAGTCGATCGGCAATATCATTGCCATCCCGACCGCGGCCGGGCGGCGGATCGCCGGGGTGATCGAAGGCAACGTCACGACCCCGGGGTCATCGACGGTTATCAACGGCGCGGTGGCGATGGTCCGCATCCGCGGCCGTTACAACATCATCAAGGACACGGACCAGGGCCCGGCGTTCGCAGTCTACCAGACGGTGTGGTGGGATGCCGGCAACAACGAAGCCAACACCGCGGCGGTGTGCAACACGATGGCCGACTTCGTGGTCGGGTCGTGCAGCCAGGCGGCGGTGGCGGCCGATGCGTTCGTGGAAGTCGACCTGAACGAGGGCCCGGCGGCCGGATCGATCGGATCCAGCTCATCGTCGAGCTCGAGCAGCAGCTCATCCAGCTCATCGAGCAGCAGCTCATCGTCCAGCTCTTCGTCGAGCAGCTCGACCTAAGCTGACGTTGTTCGAATCAGAAGGGGGCGGGGGTATCAGCCCCTGCCCCTTTTGATACAAGGACAGCATGACACTGACGATACAGAGCGACATGGTGAACGTCTTCCTCAATTCCGGGTTCGAGGAAAGCATCAGCTATACCCCGTCCGGTGGAGCGGCAAAGACCATCGATGCGGTGGTATTCCGGGAAGGGTCCCGGCAGCACGAAGACACGATCGGCCGCGGTACCCGCACCAATCAGCGGCAATACGATATCGAGATTTTGATCAGCAACGACGCCACGGACGGCATTGCCACGGTGATACCCAGGGAAGACACGGTATCCGTGGCAAAGCGGCCCGGAGAGGCGGCACAGACGTTTCTGGTTGCATCAGTCATTCAAAGCGATGAGGGCGCCTGGCGCCTGGGACTGGGGTCATAATGGCCTTCATACTCTCAGGCAAGGTAAGAGGCGACAAAGAGG